ATCATAACCAGATTGAATAGTAAGAATTGGAAAAGTTGATGAAGATACTAGATCTAAATTGGGATTAACTGTTAAAGTGTCTGAAGTTTTATTCCAAGTAAGATTAGCATCACCACCAAAAGAGCCACCATCATTAAATTGTACTTCTGTATCTGCTCCTCCAGGTAATGCTGTTGCTCCGGTAGGTCCGGTTGGACCAGCACTTCCTGTTGAGCCAGTAGGACCAGTCGGTCCTGTACTACCTGTTGAGCCAGTAGGACCAGTCGGTCCTGTTGATCCTGTTGATCCTGTTGATCCTGTTGACCCTGTAGGACCAGTCGGTCCCGTGCTACCTGTTGAGCCAGTAGGACCGGTTGGACCTGTACTACCTGTTGAACCTGTAGGTCCGGTTGGACCTGTACTACCTGTTGAACCTGTAGGTCCGGTTGGACCTGTACTACCTGTTGAGCCAGTAGGACCAGTCGGTCCTGTTGATCCTGTTGATCCTGTTGATCCTGTTGATCCTGTTGACCCTGTAGGACCAGTCGGTCCCGTACTACCTGTTGAACCTGTAGGTCCGGTTGGACCTGTACTACCTGTTGAACCTGTAGGTCCGGTTGGACCTGTACTACCTGTTGATCCTGTAGGACCAGTCGGTCCTGTACTTCCTGTTGACCCTGTAGGACCAGTCGGTCCCGTGCTACCTGTTGAACCTGTAGGTCCGGTTGGACCTGTACTTCCTGTTGAGCCTGTAGGACCAGTTGGTCCTGTTGCACCTGTGCTACCTGTGCTACCTGTGCTACCTGTAGGACCAGTTGAACCTGTTGAACCAGTAGGACCAGTTGGTCCTGTGCTACCTGTTGAGCCAGTAGGTCCGGTTGGACCTGTACTACCTGTTGATCCTGTAGGTCCGGTTGGACCTGTACTACCTGTTGATCCTGTTGAACCTGTAGGACCAGTCGGTCCAGTCGAACCTGTTGATCCTGTAGGACCAGTCGGTCCTGTACTTCCTGTTGAGCCAGTAGGACCAGTCGGTCCAGTACTGCCTGTAGGACCAGTTGGACCAGTTATTCCTTCCAGTTCATTCCAAGAATAACCATCATCAATAGAGAGTACACCCGTAGATGTATTAAAGTGACTAAGACCTTCAACACCAGCCAAAGGTCTTACCCCATCAATTAAAGTTCGACCCATTAGGACAGGAATGGCTCCAGAAGATGAAGAAGATGTATTTAATTCAGAACCAATAAATATAAGTCCATTAGGAGTTGTATATGCAGGTTCGCCTTCTAAAAGAGGAGGTAGTGATGATTGCGGACCCCTTTTAAATCTAAAAATTACATAATCAGCCATGATTTATATTTCCTTTATTGTGAAGAGCTTGAACTGGAACTTGAAGTTAAGCTCGGAACAATTGGCCAAACTAAGGCGTTATAATCATCCTCGTCCTCAACATTAGGATTATCTTGCGGCATATCTCTGAGATCTTGCATGTATTGATAAATTTCTTCTATTTTGCTAGATGATTCTGTTGGAGTAAGGTTTCCGTCGATTTGGCTTTTATATCGAGAAATTCGCCACTCAATAGCTGCAATTCTTGCATTTCTTTCATCTCGCATTTTGGCCATTTGTCTTCTTGCGTTGACAATTTCCCAGGCATTTTCCATTTCTTCTTCGGTGGGACAAGGAGAGGTCCCGGCCCAATTAGCAGATAAATTTTCATAAGTGTCAGTTGTAGGACCCCAATTTTCTGTTCCTAGTCCTAGTTCCATTAAGCAAAGGGGAATATCAGCATTTTCAGAAAGAGCCATTTTAAATTCTCCAAATTGTTGTAAATTTTATGATGTAGAAGAACTAGAAGTTTAACTAGGTTCTTCTGGCCATGTTAAAGCGTTATATTCAGCATCAGAAGAAATACCTGGATTATCTTGAGGCATATCTCTTAAGTCTTGCATATAAGTATATATTTCGGTCATTTTAGTGCTATCGTCAGTAGGTGTTTGGCTAGCTTGAACTTGTTGGTAATTTCGTTGTATCCTCCAGTCCATAGCTACAAGAAGACGATCTCTTTCTTCTCTCATTTTGGTCATTTGGATATTAACTTTGACTGTGTCCCATGCAGTTTCCAATTCGGATTCTGATGGACAATCTGAAGTTCCTCTCCAGTTGGCAGAAAGATTAGCATATGTGTCCGTAGTTGGACCCCAATCTTCGTTACCAAGACCGAGTTCAACGAGACAAAGAGGGATGTCTGCATCAGCGGGTAATGTCATTGTGAAGCTCCTTATGAAGAAAGTTTCCAAATCTTGACGACGGAGTACACCTCATGGTCTACTGTGAACACAACTCCAGTTGACACTCCCAGTCCGTTCCCCGTTTGTGTCGTCTGACAGCGATGTTGGACCTCAAACACTTTTTGTTCTGTGATCTCAAGAATGCCGCTCATGAAGGATCGATTTGCAACATTGTAAGTATTGACAGAATACTCCGACGTACCGTTGAGATCATTCGTGCTATCTGTGATATTTCGCAATCTGATGTTGTACTGCGTGTTGCGGTATCCAGGAACAGATATGTCCACGTAATACTTACCGGCAGGCAAAGTGATCTGGTTTGTAGACAAACTAGCGTCTGGGATCTCATTCGTGACAACAGTATTCAGTGTGCGAGTAAACCACGATCCAGAAGTAGCTGTGCCTCCTTGAGTACCGGATGTCTTCTGGTCTTCCACATGAAGGAGAGGAGCGTTCACGGGAAGTACACGGGACTCATCTTTACGCCAAAATCGAAAGTCTGCGTATACTTCACTGTCGCCATATGTCGCGTTGAAGCCATAGCCATCAGAAGAACGTGTCGTGGAGCAACGATGTTGTACTTCAAGTGTTTTGGTTGATGATAATGTAAACATACCGCTGATGACAGCCGGTTGCTGGTCCACATTGCTTACATAACTTACAAGGCCGATAATTACGTCTGCTGTATCTGTTACGTTGTACAATTTCAACTTGTTTGTATCTACATTGTACGCGTCAGCAAATCCTTCAAAATAATACGTACCAGCAGGGAGAGTGATTTGGTTTGATGAAAGAGACGCACCACTAATCTCATTTGTTTCCACTGTATTTAGAGGGCGTGTTTGGTATGAACCGCTTGTAAATGTTCCAGCAGCATTACCGCTTGAAAGGACATGACGCACATGGAGGAGCTTCCACTCCTGCCCTGCGCCTTGCTTGAACAGATCTGACAGTCTAGTCATCAGTCACCAACCTTCCATATGGAGAACTCAGCGTATCGCTCAGGATCGCTCATTCCACTCATGTTGAATCCCATTCCGTTTGTCGCTTGTGTGGTCTGGCAGCGATGTTGGATTTCAAGCACAGTTGTTGCAGTCAGCGTGAAATTGCCTCGCAAGAAGGCAGGAGTCATATCAATATCACTGTCATATGAGTAAGTATTAACCCCTGTGATTACGTCCGCTGTGTTTGTTACATCGTATAATTTTACTCTGTTGGAGTTTACTTTATAGGCCAGAGCAAACCCATCTATGTAGTATGTACCCGCAGGAAGTGTTATTTGGTTGCTAGAAAGGCTCGCCCCTGCAATTTCGTTAGTTTGCACTGTGGTAATAGGCCGTGTCTGATATGATCCGGATGTGAATGTTCCTCCGTCGTTTCCGTCAGCCACCTGATGTGATACATGAAGTAAAGGACTTCCACTTGATCCACCTGTTATTTCTGAAGTGATTACCCAACCCTGTGTGCTGTCAACATAAACAAGAATAAATCCAGATCTATCAGTATCAATAATAAGATCAGAATCGACACTTTGAATTTTTGATCCATTTCTTGCAACAGTCAATGTATAAGTGGTGGCAGTACCATTAGCATCGCATACGCCAACTGTATCACCTTCAGATGGAGAAGCAGGAAGAGTAAGGGTAAGATTGGAAGATGCAGCTAATAAATATCCTTTATCATTGACAGCTGTTTCTCCTGCTATAATTTTAGACCAAGACAATCCTCCAGTAGTAGGAGCAATAGCAATTTTAATCCAGCTATCGTCAGAAGATTGATATTCATATATTGTTCCACTAGCAGATGTATATCGTTGACCATTAGTAGGGCTTGTTGGAAATGCCATTATTTATCTCCTTTTTATGATGCACTTGAGCTAGAAGTTAGATTTGGCTCAGTAGGCCACACTAATGCATCATATTCTGCCTTAGTATCAACATTAGGATTATCTTGGGGCATATCTCTTAGGTCTTGTCTATAAGTTTGATATTCTGTCTTTTTAGCTGCTGATAAAGGACTATCAGATAATTGAGTCCAGTCACATGCAGTTAACAAAGTATTTCTTCGGTCTCGCATCATTTGCATATAGTCAATATTATCTGCAGCATCTGCATCATTAGATTCTTCCCAGGTTAAGTATTCTTGCCAATCAGCATTATCAATGTTGGCAGGAATACATGCTCCTTGTGGAAGATTAGGATGCGTTTCATCGTTAACAATTACACCCGTTGCATTACTGTTTTCATCTTCTATTAACTTATATCTAGCCATTTGTTTTTCCTTTTAGAGTTTTGCTTCGGCAACATAATGAAGATAGTGTTGTGTGCTTGCCGCGCCTCCAGCACCATAGAAATGCGTGTTGGCCTCTCCGTTATTAATGTTCGTCACATCCACATCCGAACCACCAGAATAACGTGCTTTCCCTGATGTGCCAGTTTGTGGAGAATAAGCAGTAGCCGTAGGGGCTGTTCGTTTCCTTGTTTTGAATTGAATTTGAAAAGCAAGGTTATTATTATTAATGCTATAACTAGCTAATGCTCCTGGGTAGGGATATGATCCTGTTGTGCCGGGTGGATCTCCATATTCATAAGATTTTTCATAATATCGTTCGCATAATTTTAGTTCTTCTTGGAAAGATCGAAATTCAAAATCAGTTGCTTGTGTTCCTTCTTCTAATTGAATTCCCGTAAGCCAAACATCACAAGTAGTATCGTTATTGCTAACAAAATTGGTTTGATTAAAAGTAGCAAAATCATTAGTAGTAATCCACGTTTCTGGAGTTGTAGTATGATAAGCAGTTCCACAGACTAAACAAAATAGTACCTTTATTCCAATTCCATTTGTATAATCCCAAGTGCCACCTAAATCATCAAATGTAATAGGTATTTGTTTATATTGCCATGTACTAGCTGCAGTAATAGGAACTTCAACCACATATGTTCTATTATTTCCACTATTTTGAAAGGCAACACACATTGTTCCTGTTTTCCCTGCCTTTACCCAAAAAGATAGAGTACAGTTTTTTCCAGCTAATGGTCTAAAATTATAACCTTCAATTCTTTGAGAAATTACACAAAAATCAGTTGTGGCAATGCTGGTATCTACAGCGGTGCAATCCAATTTAAGTGAATATCCAAAATCATCACTAGGGGTAGAAGAATCTTGTGTGATTGTATGAGTCATAACTCCAACTTTTTGATATAAATATCTATCAAGTGTGTAATCACCATTAGCAACAGAAGTAAAGCTAGTTCCTCTTTGTGCAATTGACATATCTCCATTTTGAATTTTATTTTTTCCGGGTCTTTGTATTTGAACAGCAGTACTTATTTTAGTCCAACTATCAGTAGAAGAATCATATTGGAATACTGCACCATTAGATGCTGTATATTGTTGGCCGTCTGATGGA